ACCAAGACGGGTTGTGGGCGAAAGATCGGCTTCCGTAGCGGTTGCACCTTCGACCGCAGCGTTGCCAGTCGTAGCAGCAGCTAGGCTGTCCGTCTGCCACTCGTGATAAACGGCAGTAGCTTTGCCTTTACCAATCGAGGACATGATCGGGGTATCGGTGGGAGAAATGTCATAGATGACATCGGTGAGGTCTTCACGCAGTCCAGCTGCGTCATATGTTTTGTACTGAGCCATGATTTATTTCCTTTATAACAATCGTTCGAATATACGAGCCGCGTCATTCTTATTACCAGAGCGACGCAATTGCTCACGGAGTTTCTTGCCTTCCTGAGTCTCCCGCGCCTCTGGCGTAGAAGTCCCAGGTCGCATCATGCGAGGGGCTTGAGCGACTTTCTTTACCGCATCTTGCTTACCCGCAGTCAGCTTGTCGTATTGCATGGCTTTGTAAAGGGCAGTCACCGCACGCGAGTCATAGACCTGGGATAACTCTTGATCTGAGAACCCGATCTTCTTGGCATAGTTCCGAATGTCAGTCCTGATTGCCTGACCCTTTGCAGGATCGGCCATCTCTGGAATTGCCTCTTGCAACTTTAGGGCTTCTGCTTGGAGGTGGGCGTTTAGCCTCTCCTGTTGCTCTGCCTGCTGTTGTTGGGCTATCCGTGACTGCTCCGCACGAACCGCTGCCAGTTGCTTCTCACGCTCGGTCTGTTCAGCGATCTTGACCGCATAACCAATCGGATCGCTTTCCTTTAGAGCCGCTAAATCCTCTGCCTTTTCGCCCTGCGAGAGCATCTGCTCAATCACAGTAAGACGTTGGGCATAGGTATCTCGGAGTCTCGCTGCTTCCTCGATCTTTTGGCGCTCGGCCTCTACTGCCTTCCGAGTTTCCGCAATCTCTTGGGTCTTGCGAGTGTAATCAGCCGTCCTTGAGTAACCTTTAAGCAACTCATCCAGCGGTACGTCCAGTTCCTCCTTGCCTACCTTTACACGGTAGGTGGGGGTTGGTTCGCTGTCTTCCTCGCCATCCTCGTACTCTTGCGAGTCTTCAGATTCGTACTCTTGTTCAACCGCTTGTGTTTCCTGCTCCTCTGGGGCTTCGGGTTGGGCTTGCGCCTCCTGCGGCTCCATCAGTCCTAGAAACGATTCTGCGGCTTGGCTAACTGTCTTTGCACTCCCTTGCGGGTTGGTGTCTTCCATCGACTACTCCTGTTGTTAGAAAATCTTCCAACGTTTCTTGTCTATCTCGGTTTGTGCCGCAATAGACTCGAGTGACGCTATAAATTCTTGTATCGCTCTGTGCTTAATCAAACACCGTTCTCTAACGTCTATGTCTGATTCCGCACTGTTTAAAATGTTGCCAATATACAACTCTTGTTGCGATTTCACAACATCTAGGAAAAACTCGTCTTTTAGGAGAGCCTTGGCTCTCTCGGCATAGTTCAAATGCGCTGCTCCCCAGGAATCTCTACATTGCTTGTGATCTCAGCACCGACCTTTGCCGCCTTCATCTGGGCTTCGGCCTGGAACTCCGCGATCTTCAGCTGAAGACTTGCCTCGGCTTTCTCTCGGGCTAACTGAATCTCTGCCGCAGCCTTCTCCCTAGCCAACTGGATGTCAGCCTGGGCTTTCATCTGCTGCACCTGAATATCGGCTTGAGCCTTTGCCTGTGACGCTTGGACTTGTGCCTGCGTCTGAGCCATCAGAGCTTGGGCGGCAGGGTCTGGTTGCTGTTGTTGCCCCGCCTGCGCTGCCATCGCCTGTTCAGCCTCGGGCGGTAACTCTCGGAAAAATTCAGCGGAATCGACAAAACCAGCTGCTTCGACAAATCTGCCCAATGCGGATCGATATTGTGAGATGCCAACCAGAGCCTGACCAAGTGCGCCCGATCCAAGTAATTGCTCCTGTTTCTGTAGAACCATCGCAAGCATAGCCAATTGCTGCTCTCGTGTGCCAGTTCCTAGACCCACATTTATCCGCACATCGTACTGAGTCTTCCACTGTCTTGGGTCGATCTCTACATACTTACCCGAGAGTCGGACGATACGGGGCTTGTTCTGGTACTTCGTCACCAGGTGGAGGATATTCAAGAACAGGTCTCTAACACCCGTCTCAGCGAATGTCCTAGCAATCAGTTCTATCCTGCCAGCCGCAGCGTTTTGCATTGCCGCAATCGCCGCCGCCGTAGTGTTTTGCAGAATGTTTGCATCCAACCCTTGAGAGTTTTGGTTGATGCCTGTGCGCTTCTGCTGCACCGAGTCCAGATACTCGAGCATCGGAAATGACTGACCCGCAACGGGAGCCACGGCCAACTGCTGCACCGCCTCTGGATTCTTAACTCGAACTATGCCACCAGGTGTAACTGTTAGCAGATCATCTAGGTTTACTTGGCCATCTACCGCCATCACCCGAGCGTTGTTCGTGAGATACAAGTTATCCAGTATCTGACGGGTAATCGTGGACTTGATAAGCTGGATGTCCATCGTTCGATCCGCAAGGCTATGCCCGAAATACTTGTGCGGCATCGGAATCGGGCAGATAGAGCAGAACGGGTTGTAATCTATCTCCTCATTCTCGAGCACCTCTTTGCCAGCGTAGAAAATCCTGCGGAGTTCCGCAATCCCATCGCCGTCAAAGTCCGTCCGAATGTAGCACTCAAACGTCTCGATCTCCTGCATGGATTTATCCACAGTCTCACGGTCTAAAGGCTGTTCGCCCTGTGAGTACCGCGCCACACGTTCAGGAGTAAATGTCAGGTCTTCGTAGGTCGGGAGGTTATCCACAACGTCCCCAGGAAAGCCCATCGCCACCAGTTCTGACCTGGTTGTAAGTTTCCTGTGGGCAGAGAAGGGCGAGTCCGCAATCGTCCGCGCCTTCTTGCTGATAATGAACTCCTCGGGCGGTACGTTCTCAACACGCACCTGACCGAAACTCTTAACCTTCTTGATCTTTACATCGTAGGCAAACAGAGGAACGACGGTCTGGATAGGCTGGCCAGTAATCGGGTCTTGTGTAACCTGCGGAACCTCACCAACCTGTTTCTGCTCCTGCTCGACGATCTCTACAGTCTCGTCCGCAAGCATAAGAGCCACTTCTTGCTCGGTCAGATCTTGGTATTCCTCGGTCTGGATGTCTTTATTGTCATCCCACCAAACCTTGACCACGCCGTTCTTCTGTAGAAGGGCATCCTTAAACCAGATGTTTAGAACAGAGAAACCAGGGTTATCACGGTAGAAAACATAGTTCAGATATTCCGTGATCTGTTTGGCTAACTGCTCATCTCCAGGACCAGAGGGTTCCGCACGCACGATGTCATCACCCTGCGTAAACACACGGAGAAGGGCAGGCAAGGCAGAATCTATGCTCTCAGCCACCTCGCCTGTGACGATCTGAGACCGCCCCTCTACCTCGTTCCCGTAGGGTTCACGGTTATAGAACTGTAGAGCACGCCGGCGCTGCTCGGTTGTCTCTGTCTCTATGTATCCCAGGGCATTGTCGATCTCTGCCTCGAGGATAGTCTTGAGTTGGGTTTCGTCCATCTTAGCCATTTACACAATCCATTTCGTAGTGACTGTTAAGGGTTTGCCCCAAGTGGTATTTGTATCCATGCCGCAAGCCAGATACCGAAAGCTGTCGCTGCCGTGAGAAGACCAATCATGCAGAGGCTTGTCATAAAAAACAGCTCGCTTCTCGTCATATTCCCGCCTGTAGTTTCTGAGACAGTCCAAACCCTGCTTTACCTGGGGCATATTAAACCAGCACCTCGGGAGCATCCTTCTTACCGCCTGTATGCCATCGTCAACCGCCAAGCGAGGTACTACTGTGCAATCTAAGCCAGCGTCTCTAAGAACCTCTAAGCGGCTTTTGCCTGTGCCTAGTTCTCTTACCTCTACGTCGTGCGGAAGTAACTGGTGGGCTTTATGCCAGTTCCTGTTTGTGAGTTCCCGCACATACCAATCTAGTCCGACTCCGTGGTTCTCTATGTAGTCTAGAAGTCTTACTTCCTGTCCCGCAAGCTGAGCCACCCATATTGCCGTAGAGTCGCCCATCCCCAAGTCCCACGCCGCATAGGTCTTGCAGAGGTCATCTCTGACGATTTCCCTGAATCTTTCTGGGGCCAGTTCGTTAAGGATAGTCCCGTAGTAAGAGCCTTCAACCGCAGCATGAAATGAGCATTCAAATTCTTGGTTGAACTTGTCATCGCCCATTTCTTTGCGCGCGGCTTCCAACTCCTCCGGCGGTACGATCTGAGTTTCAGAAGCCCTAAATTCCAGTAAAGCCCAGCCAGGCTCGGTTTCAGCACGATCTCGCAAGTCTTTGAAATGGTTCGCTCCCTTTGGAGTACCGATAAACATTGCCCACCCCTGCCTATCCGCAAGGGCCGGCCTGATGATCTCGTTCCAGACCTTCGGGTTCATATCCCCAACTTCGTCCAGCACTACACCGTCTAGGTAGATACCTCGGAGGCTGTCTGGATTGTCCGCACCATAGAGGCTGATCCTGCGGTCGTAGAAATCTACCCGCAACTCTGAGATGTTTGCCTTATGTTCTAGCGGCTCGGTGTACTTGAGCAGGTAATCCCATGCGACTCGCTTAGCCTGGGTGTAGGTTGGTGCGATATAGGCATAACGAGGAGATTCCCGTCCGCACTCCAACGCAGCCTTAATGAGGTGGTTGATTGCGGAAACAGTTTTGCCTGCACGCCTGTGGCATACGGCGACCACAAATCTAGTTCTATCAGCAACTTCATGAATTTGGCGCTGAGCATCTCTAGGCCTGTAAGGGATGGTTATTACTTTATCCATCCAATCCCTATGTTTAGCGGTTGGTTAGGATCACTACCCAACTCGATGTTGCTTAATCTTGGGTGCATATAGGGAGCCGCATCTTTAGCTATTTTTGCGGCATCCTCTAGCCTGCCTTCATCACGCAACTTAAGATAAGCCTCGACCATAACCTCTAGCGGCGTCGCTCCCAAGTCCGCACACTTCTCTGCTATTGCTCTAGTCTTAGAGTTAAGCGATCCTGGTTTGCGCCCTGCTCCTGGCCTAGCGCCGCCCCAAGATTTTTCTTGATTGTTTTCATGTTCCATTTGTCCGAATCCTTTACGGGTGTTCGTGGTGTTTCTATTTTACAACAGTTTATTTTGTAGCCTTGAGGATGAATAGCCCATCTCGCCATTTGTTTAGCAAGGTGGGTGTTCTCTGTTTACCAGTCATGTCCGCAATCTCTACTTTTGCGTAGTGTTTCTCTGCAAGTTCTCTTAGCGGCTCAACCCAGTCCCGCACTATTATATCTTCAACTATGAGCCTGCCGCCTGTCTTTAGTTTCCTGTGGTAGTTCTGTATGACCGCAACGAATGATTCGTAAGTGTGTGGGCCATCGTCTATCACTATGTCGAAATAGTTATCAGATATGAAACTGTTATCCCCGTATGCGTCCGCAATAATCTTGTGCGCTCCGTGGTCTGGGAAGTCATTCACATCTACCGCAAATATCTTAGATTCTGGGAAGTAATCTCGCCACAGGGCTATGCTTCCACCACGATCCGCACCGATCTCTAACAGCCTTACAGACTCCTGACTAAACTCTTGGTCGTAGAAGTTCTCTAGGTAGCCAAGATCGTATTTGTCTGTGAGGTAGGTTCCCCGCAGGAACTGTTCAGATGTCTTTAATGCCATGGAATCGTAGGTCTGTGTTTAGCGTAGAAAACTCGCCAGTTACTCCTGTTGTGTCCAAGTCTGCCGCAACTAGGTTCCTGTAATAGTCCCCGCAGAACGGCGCATCCTTCGGTGTTGTCCGTCTCGTACCGTGCTCTTGTCTTCCTGTGGTCGCGCAAGTAAAGAACAGTAGACCGCCAGGCTTGAGCATCCGCACCATGTTTCTGAGAGTCTCCTGATACGCAGGGTTGTGCTCGAAACACTCGCAACTACAAACGACATCGAAACTGTTATCAGGAAATTCTAGGTCTTGCCCCGCGCAAACTATGTCCACGCCTGGGCCTTCTCCTAGATCGCAGCCTACATACTCACAGTCCGTGAAGAAGTCTCTAACAGTCCCGTTTATGTTCAGACTGCCTACTTCCAGCACCCTTTTGTTTCGGAAGAACTCTGGGTGCTTGTCTTTTACTGCCGCAACGAAATCCGTCTGCTCTTTATGGCTCACCGTAACGCTTTTTTAACCTAGTTGCTTTGGCTTTGATCTTTTGGAGGTCTGCTTCGTTTTGAGGGACTTTTTCTGCCCAGCGTTTGAACTGCATGGCCGCAGGGGTTGGCCTACCTTTTTCGTCTTTAAGCGGGTGGTTTGCGGTGAGGGCTTGACTGGCTTTTCTATAGAGAAAGTTGGCTCGATCCTTCTTGTCCTCTGCTGACGCTCCCTTGAGCGATCTAACAGGCTTGCGGACTTCTCCACCAGCCTTGTTATGCTCAGCCATCTTTTTAGTAGTGCGACGATCATATTCCTCAAACCTTTTCGCTGCCTCACGAATCTTCATTTCTTCGCCCTGGCTCCAGCCATGTTCGCAACGAGGGAAGGGTAGGGTGTGCCTGATTTCTTCGCAAAAGCCTTAGCCGCACGCTTCTGGTTGGGGCTGAGTGCTTTCGGCTTGCCTAGTCCTTTAGGACGGGGTTTCTCGTAGACTTCTTTCATTTGTACACACTCGCTGCTAGGTTGTTGTCTGCGCGTTTCCGTATTAGTTCCGCAATCTCAGGACTGCCCTTCTGCTCCTGAGTCGGGAGGAATAACGCCCTCTTTCTGTCTAGGCTCCCGTCTGGTTCTACGAGATAGTAGACCGCGATACTGTTTCTTGTGATTCCGTCTGGACAGCGTATAGGGTTTGGTAGCCCGTGCCATTGGCCTTTAGTCTCGAAGATAACCGCACGATTAAATTTACAATAGACCGACTCTGTAAACTTATCTGGCTCTGACCAGAAACCTAACTCACCGCCCCATTCTGGTTGCCAGCCTGGTGTGAGATAGACGATAAGGTTTAAGTACCTCTGGAGTTCTAACTTCGGGTGGATGTCGTAGTCCAGATGGACGTTTAACTTTCCTCCCCGCGCATGACTGTGTAGACCGCCGCCGTGCAAACCGTAGTCGGGATAGACATCTCCGAACTGCTTGCAGAACTCAGGAGATAACAGAGCCGATATTGCCCTGTAGGTTGCTGGGCCAAAGTGGTTCCAGTTATTACAGGTCTTTTTGATTTCGATAGGGTTGTTGTATTCGTGCCAGACATCAGAGTTGAAATCTGGGAACTCCGCAGCGATCTCATCTGCGTTAGGCAGGAAATCGTCTATTACGATCACTTCTTGGCTTTGACCTTTTCAGGCTTGCCTTTCATAGAGCCAGTCTCTTTTACAAACTTCTTAGCCACATCTTGCTGGATACCTAACTTCTTTGCCATCTTTCCGCTACTGGCCGCAGCCTGCATGAATCGATTCTGAGCCTTAGACATTGCTGGCATTTACGCACTCCTTAGTTTTACAGGAAGGCATACGCCCTCAGACGCGGATATTGCTGGCTCCGCATCCAGCTTAGACATTGTTTTTAGCACAACCAGTTCGCATTCTTGCTTGTTGTCGAACAGTTCCGTTGTCCAGAAATTGCAGTCCCCGTTTACCATGCAGAAAAAGATAACGGGCATCCACATGGCTTAATCCTCGTCTTCTTCTTCGCCTGAGTCCCAAGCATCGCAGACGTTACTTTCCGCACACTTGAATTCATAAACCTCGCAGAAGACTTCGCCTTTACCGAGTCCGCAGCCCTTCAGCTTAGACCCGTATTCGCAATTACCGCAACGCTCCTTGCCCTCGGCAGGGCCATAGTTCGCGGTCAGAATGGCTTTTTGCTTGTTGCCCTTGTTGATGATCTCATCTTGAGTCGCAAGGGGACACTCCGAGTAATCACCCTCCAGAAGTGTCTCGCCCTTCTTGCCCATTTCCTTACCTGGGCCAAGAAGACCGATCATAATTGTTGGGCCTTTCACTTCTTACCCTTTTTGGGTGGCATCTTGCCTTTTTTGGGCATTTTCCCGTACATGGTTGACTCCTAAAAGTGGAAGTGACAATTACCCACCCCGATTTTAACCCTGTTTGTAAAGGAACGCAA